TTCAAGCAAAAGAAAAGTCAAGGTACATGGGGCGCGATTATTTTCCGTCCTTTCTTGATTAGTCAGATGCTTGGTGTGTAGTTGAATTAGCCCTGGGAGATAATGAACATGAGTAAGAAAGTATTGATAGGTTGCCGGTTACCGCATGGCCTGGTATTGGAATGCCGAGGTGTGTCGGTAACATTGAAAGGCAAGAATAGCCGCGTTGTCGCCGGTTTATATGTGCCTGAGCAAGACTTCGCAACGACTGAGGTTGATGCTGAGTTTTGGGAAGCTTGGAGCAAAGAAAACTCTACTTTCCCGGCAATCACGTCGAACAGCATCTTTGTTGCGAAGGATTCGTCGAGCGCGGAGGCTGTCGCAAAAGAATTACGTGCTGAGTATACTGGGTTTGAGCAGGTCGATCCTGACAAAGAAAAAGACGTTGAAAAACTGGATAAAAAATGACAGTCGTAGCCTTCGATGCTGCCACGTTCAAAGTCAGATATCCTGAGTTTGCCGGGGTTTCTGATGGAAGGCTGCAAGCTTGCTTTGATGAATCTGGATTATACTTGGCAAACACTGATTCTAGCAGTGTGCAGAATATCCCTAAACGAACGTTATTGCTCAATATGCTTACTGCTCACATTGCGTTTGTTGGTGGTGCATTGAGTGTTGACGGGCAGACTAGGCCGGTTGGTCGAGTATCGCAGGCTGGGGAAGGCAGTGTGAATGCTGCATTTGAAGGTCCACCGCCCGGATCGGCGCAATGGTTCCAGCAAACACAATATGGCGCATCGTTTTGGCAAGCCACAAGCAATTTACGCGGCTTCAAATACATTTCTAATCCTACGACATGGTAAGCAAAACCGAACAATACCTGATGAACCTTGCAAACCGGATGGGTAACGGATCGGTGTCTGTTGGATTTATGGAAGGCGCGGAATATCCGGATGGCGAAAGTGTTCCTCAGGTGGCTTTTCAAAATGAGTTTGGTATGCCGTCCAAAGGACAACCAGCGCGCCCATTTTTCCGCAGAATGATCGCGGTTGAGTCCGGCGGCTGGGCTGGCAAAATGGGCAGGCTTGCTGCAAGTAAGCGTTCGGGGCATGACATTCTTGCGGTTATGGGTGAAGATGTTAAGGGAGGATTGCAGGAAAGCATTAATATGCTGACTGAACCGACATTATCCCCAGTCACCATTGCCCGCAAAGGATTCGCAAAACCATTGATTGATACAGGCTTGATGCTAAGGTCAGTTACATATGAAGTCGAAGATTAACATGGACCTGCGCGGAATAGCCAATAACGTAGCAACCACAGTAAACCAGAATATCTCGGTTACTGTGTTGCGCTCGACCGGCTACACTATCGGAACTGGGCGTAAGCAAATACCGTCATATGCCGCACCGGTATCCGGATTCGGGCAAATGCAAGCGTTGGATGCCAAAGATTTGCAGCAACTGGACGGCCTGAACATTCAGGGGAAAATTAAGGCTGTGTATTTATACGGGGAACTTGCTGGAGTGATTCGCCCGGACGGAACCGGCGGCGACATTGTGCAAATTGATGGCAAAGGCTGGTTGGTTGTTAAGGTTTTGGAAGGTTGGTCAACGTGGACTAAGGTGGCATGTATACTGCAAGCATAACTGTCGACAAAGTAATTGACGCTCTCGCAGATTTCCTGCAACCATTTGCTTATGGTGCAACTGTAGTAAGGGCGCAGGTTAACCTCGTATCAATGCCCTTGTTACCATGCGTCGTGCTTACTGAGCTGTTCCATGTCGATTTGCGGATACCTAGTCAGGATTACGATACGCTGAATGACGAAGCCTTGCTTTCCGCCAGTAACCGGGTCGATATTCAGGTAGATTTTTATGGCGAAAGTGCCGGAGATTATTGCCGAAGTGTGGAAACTGCATTTCGTACGATGTGGGGATTCGATCAGTTCCCGGCAGGCATTAAACCGCTGTATACTTCTGACGGAATCCAGTCACCATTGATAAGCGGGGAGCAGCAATACGTGTCGCGGTGGACTCTGACAGTATCAATGCAATATAACCCGGTCGTTGCGGTTCCCCAAGAGTTTGCAGAAGAAGCCACGGCAACCACAATTGCAGCAGATGTACTTTATTAACCATGAGGTGAAACCATGACAATACCAGTCAGTTCGATAGTCTCAGTCAATCCCGGTGTTATCGGTGCTGGCGGTAGTCCGCTGGCGCTGAATGGGGTTATTCTTTCAAAGAGTTTGTTTATTCCCACTGGAACAGTGCAATCGTTCGCTGATGCTGACGCGGTAAGCACCTATTTTGGCCCAGCATCAACCGAGTATGCACTGTCACAGGTGTATTTTGCTGGTTATGATAATTCCACCATTAAGCCTGGTACGCTGTTCTTCGCGCCATTTGTGGACGTTGCTCGCGCTGGATGGTTACAATCAGGATCACTTGCGGGCATGAGTTTGACTGATTTGCAAGCGCTGGGCAGTGGTACGGTAATTGTCACGGTTGACGGCGTATCCAAAACATCAAGCTCTATCGCATTGGGTGCAATCGCCAGCTTTAGCGCCGCTGCTACCGCGATTGCTGCGGCATTCACCGGTTCGCCGTTGACTTGCACATGGGATGCGGTGCGTAGCGTGTTTGTGCTGACAAGCGCAACGACCGGCGCCACCTCAACAATGAGTTTTGCGACCGGCACGCTATCGGCAGGACTTAAACTTACAAGCGCGACCGGGGCAGTTGTTTCCGCCGGTTCTGCCGTTGATACGCCATCAGGTGCAATGGACAAAGTCAAAGCCACCACTCAGAATTGGGTAGCATTCACAACAATGTGGGAACCATTGCTTGCCGATAAGCAATTATTCGCTGCGTGGGCTACGTTGCAAGGTTCCCGATATATGTATGTTGCATGGGATACTGACACGCAAGCTACTACTGCGAATTCTACTACTGCGTTTGGTGTAGTCGCTAAGGGGTTGGAATACGACGGTGTAATGTGTGTATACAATACCGCAAGCTTGGCTGTATTTGTGCTCGGCCTAGTAGGCTCGATCGACTTCTCTCGAGCAAACGGGCGAACGGCTGGGGCATTCCGATCGCAATCTGGATTCACGCCTACCGCGACAGACAAAACGGCCGCAGATATCTTGCTTGCCAATGGTTACAGTTTCTATGGTTCTTATGCTGAGGCAAGTTCTCAGTTTAATTTCTTGTATGACGGCAATCTGCCTGGTAAATGGAAATGGCTGGATACTTTTATTGATCAGGTTTACTTGAACAGTCAGTTCCGGGCATCATTGATTGCATTGCTTACCAGTATTGGCGCGGTTCCTTACAATGAACAAGGATACTCGCTGATCCGGGCGGCAATGATCGATTCGATTGCTTCCGCGCTTAATTTTGGAACAATCCGGGCGGGCGTGACGTTATCGGAAAGCCAGAAAGCACAGGTTAACGCCGCCGCCGGTCGCAGTGTAGGCCAGACAATCGAGCAGCAAGGGTATTACTTGCAAATTCTCGATCCTGGTTCCACTGTTCGCGCGGCACGCGGTACGCCTGTTATCAATTTCTGGTACACGGATGGCGGCTCAATCCAACAAATCAATATCGCATCAATTGACATACTGTAAGGATAAAACATCATGGCAACTACTACGATAACCAGTGCAAATAGTATCCTTACAATGATTGTTCCCGGTTTGTTCCCGGTTCCAGTGTCAATCCAGGGGTACTCGACTGACGATGCTTTCATGCTGGACGCTCTCGACTTAGCCGAGACAGTAATGGGTGTGGATGGCAGAATGTCTGCCGGATACGTGCCCAAAGAAGTTAAGCTGACAGTCACATTGCAAGCTGACAGTGCGAGCAAGGATTTCTTTGCGATACTGACTCAAGCGGTTAAAACTGCGCGCGAAGTGTTTTATATGTCAGCTACGTTAAGCTTACCTTCAACTGGTGAAGCATTCACGTTCACGCGCGGAATACTTACCAGCGTTGAGCAACTACCTTCCGCAAAGAAAATGCTACAGCCTCAGAAGTTCGTGATTACGTGGGAAAGCGTTAACCGCGCAATACTTTAATCGATCAATGCTGGCCCTTTAACGTTCTGTATCTCCCAGGGCGGGGGCTGGCACCCATATG